TTCCGAGGAGACAACAGTGGATTCTACTGTAGTTGAATCGGCGGACACCACCTCCGTAGATTCAATCGTTGCGGCCCAGTAATTCCGGACAAGCTTAAAACCCGGCCCAATTCAGGTCGGGTTTTTTTATATCATAAAACATAGATAGGTTTTTGTCTATAATAATTATGGAAAATATTACTTGTAGTTTGTCTGAATGTAGGACTATTTTAACTTTTCATAATAGTGGTGAAGAGAATTTCTTTTCTAATTTTGCTATATATGATAATGTTTATAATTTATTTGTAAGTGAAGGATGGGTAAGTGTTCCACCTTACGGATATACTAATTTCGAGATAGGTAATATTTTATCAAATGCCTTTGATGATGTAAATTTCAAAGGTATCAGAATTTCTTTATTTAATGATAAAGGAGAAAAAAAAGAATATATCATAGGAGACAATTCTTCGAAAGAAAAATATTTCTATTATAATTCTTTAAATTCTTTGGAGGGACTATTGAGTTGGAAAAATAATGTATATGATGAGGTTTTTTTGGAAACTGATGTTATATATGACTTGGGTGCAAATATCGGTATGTATTCATTATGGGTACTCGAACACACTATATCTAAATGTTATTGTTTTGAACCTGATCCTTATGTATTCAATTGTCTGGAAAAAAACTTAAAAAAATTCACTAATACGAAATGTTTCAATATTGCTATATCTGATAAAAATGGGTTTTCTGATTTTGGTGTAAGTGGTATTCATGACGTAGGAAGCTCATTGAATTATAAAAATAATGTTAAAGAGTGGATTAGTATAGAAACTATAAATCTTGAAGATTGGATAAAAAAAATGACCATACGCCGCCTACAATTATCAAATGTGATATAGAGCAAGAAGAATGGAACTTTCTAGATAGCTTATCTGATGATTTTATAAAAAGTTTGAGGTACATAATAGTAGAATTTCATTGTTTTACAGATGATAAAAAAGAATTACACAATTATATTATTAGATTCTTAGATTTGAATTTTAGTTGTAGAAATATTCCAGGTTTGCATTATCCGGGATATCACAAAACCCTAAAATTCGTAAATTTAAACTACAAATGAAATGGACTGGAATATTTCATAAATATCGCCGAGAGTCCAAAACTAAGTATTAACTGAAGAATAAACGGAAATAACCTATGTAAATTCAACCCTTTTAGCACAGTAATTCCGGACAAGCTTAAAACCCGGCCCAATTCAGGTCGGGTTTTTTGTGGGCAAAAAATGGATATATAAATTTAATATGAATCATTTGGAATCCTTTTTTTCTGTCGTGAAAGAATCTCGAAATTCCACAGACGATGGTGAAAAAATGACCTATGATGATTTAATTATTTTTTTTACTGAATTAGGAATTTTTGTTTTTGAGGATCAAATCCAAATGAAAAAATTCGTTGAACAATTCGGAAGAGGCAAAGATCCCGAGGAATGGGCTGAATATCTTTTTGATTACTATCACAATCCCTATGAATATGATATTGAAGAAGATTCTGAATATTACGAGCAGATCTGTCAATTTTACGAGGATTCAGTCGACCCCCACAAGAGGTTTGATTTACATGGATCAGCTATGAGAATAGGACAATACCAGAGATTTGATTTAGATGACATAGAGAAAACACCAGAATATAAATTGTACAAGGTCATGTCTGAAAAATTAGGTAAAAGAAAAATATCGTAGAAACTTATAAGTTTCCAAGCATATAATTTCAAAATTCATCCAATTGAAAACATTTCAAAAGCCCTCACAAGCCATAAAGTGGGCTAAGGAAAAATTGATTGACTACGGGTATGTTGTACAGACAGAAAGATGGCAGGGTATATCTTCCCCCGACGACATGTGGGAAACATTAAATACTTCTTTCTCTATGTTTGTCCCTCACACACTCGAAGGACTACGTGATGAGGTCAGACCTAATCTTCCCTGGGCGGACGATCACTTTGAAGAAAGAATCGGGGGCCAGCCGCTGAATCCACCCCCTTCTAACGAATGGTGGCCTTTCAACCAAAAGAAAAATGCCCAATTCAAAACAGAGGAGAAATTTTCTCACACCTATCCGGAAAGACTTTGGCCGAAATATGCTTCAGATGTTCCAAATTCCATCATGGGAGGAATTAGATATCAGTACGGGGACTTTGGAGACGTTATCAATTTGTTGCAAAAAGAGCCTTTTACCAGACAAGCTTTTCTCCCAATGTGGTTTCCTGAGGATACTGGATCTGTCCACGGGGAAAGAGTTCCTTGCACAATCGGCTATCATTTTATGAGAAGGTCCAATTACCTTCACATTGTGTATTACATCAGGTCCTGTGATTATCTTCGCCACTTTAGGGACGATATCTATATGGCATGTCGGAAAGTTTTTTGGGTTCTAGAAAAATTAAGGGAAAAAAATCCCGAATCTTGGGGCGAGGTTAAACCTGGTTTTTTTACCATGCACATCACTTCTTTGCATTGTTTCAATAAGGAGAAAGAAGTGCTGAAACAAAACAATAAATGAAAAAATTTTGTGTTATAATTGACGCATATCCACAATCAGAGGAGGATCAGAAAATTCTATTGGATAATCTTTTGATTTTCAAAAAGAATAACATAGACGTTCTACTTACAAGTCACCATCCGTGTACTCCCGAGATTATTGAAAACACTACTTATTTTATTTTTGAAAAGAAAAACAATTATCATTTCTTAGATTCTGACGTTTTGAATTACAATTTGGATGGTGTAGAAAATCCAGTTTATTTGAGTTATCTTCAAATAGGAAACGAAATGTTTAGAGACCATATAGTTGTAACTGGTTGGTCAGTTTCTATTGTTTCTCAATTTGTCAATTCAATTAAATTTTTGTGGTCGAAGGAATATGAATTTGCCTTTTATTTTGTTGGAGATTTTAAATGTCCGGGGAATATTCAACAAAAATTCTCTGAAATTTTTTCAAATTTGGGAGATCACAAAAATTTCTTTATAAAAAATAATCCAAATTTCAGTAGCTGGTATTGTCCACATCTTTTTGGATTCACTTTGGAAGAAAGTTTGATTAAAAAAATTCCAAATTTTGATTTTTCTGATAATTCGAATTTTCAAAAGCTTTTTCCAAATTGTTCTCTTGAAGATGTGATGCTAAAACTTTTTGGTGAAAATAAAAATCTAGTCTATGAACATTCTGAGATGGATAAATTTTTCGGATCTGGAAATTGGAATAAAGTAAGTTCTATTATAAAACCTGGACCAAGCGCTTTACATTTCAACACAACTTCTTCTCTATTCTGGAAGGAAGATCTATCAGATTGTTATTTACTTTTTAATGTTCAACATGAATGTCCCTTTGACAACGTCAGGTTTATAGTTGATATTGTAAACCAAAGTTCGAAATCAATTTTTAGTCGGGATATGATTCTTGGAAGGGGTGGATGGTACAAAGAGAAATTGAATAACTTATTTTCCGATGGAGAAAGGGTAATATTTAATAAGAAAATACAAGATGTAGAAGAAACTTGTTTCTTTTCAGATTCTATAAATATAAGAAATACAAGTTTAAAAAAATATACATCTTTGAAAAACTATTATGAAATTTAACAATGGATAACTCTTACAACTTAAATTTAGAAGGAATAATTGGAGGACATCTTAAAACTCTTTATTGAGGGATTAGAGCGGAAAAATGTCCTTTTGATTATGTTTTATATCAGATGTTGATTAATGAAATTCAGCCAGATTTGATTATAGAGATAGGTACTAATTATGGAGGATCATGTCTTTATTTGGGTGATCTTTTAAATTCTATAGGTAAAGGTATGGTTCATACTATTGACATTCAGGAAGATTCTTTTTTTTCAAATTCAGAAGAAAAGAGAGGTTTAATTACACGTCATCCAAGGATTCAAAGATTTTTGGGAGGTTATCAAGAATATAACTTAGATTATGCATCTTCCTTTAAAAAAATTATGTTGATTGAAGATGGGTCACACAATTACTCGGACACTTTGGGTGTTATGAACAAATTTAAGGATATAGTAAACGAAGATTCTTATATGATCATAGAAAATGGAAGTGTTAACTGGATGGGAATTGAGCAGGCTTATGAAGGTGGTCCACTTAAAGCTATTGAAGAATTTTTGCCGCAAAATCCGCAATTTCAAATAGATAGAAAATGGTGCGATTTTTATGGTTACAATGTTACTTTCAATCCTAACGGTTATCTAAAAAAAATTAAAATTTGAAATTATTTTCATGATAGTTGTAGCAACTCACGATTCAATAAAATTTCTTCACCTTTCAATTAATAACATGAGAAAAGTGAATTTAAATGGACATCGGGTTTTGTTCATTGATACTAATTCTAAAGATATTGAATTTAAGAAAGAATTTGAAATAGCTAAAAATAATAATCCCGAATTTTTATTCGAAAGTCTGGACTATACTTGCTGGGACAGCGGGGCATATATTTATGCTTTTGAAAAATATAAAGCGGATTCTTATATTTTTTTACAAGATTCTTTAGAAATACTTGATAAAGATTACATTTGTTGTTTTGATGATCAACTAAAAAATTTTGATGTAATTGGGCATTTCCCCTTTGATTATTTTTACGATAATGAAGAACAAAAGATTTGGGTGGAAAGCGATATTAAATTCGATTCATATCCAAAACATGGGATTTTTGGACCAATTTTTGCCGCGACTAGTAATATTTTAGAAAGATTGCCGAAAGAATGTATAAAATACCCAACGAATAAAAATCAAGGATGTGGTATGGAAAGAAGATGGTCTCTTATGTTTCATTCTATAGGGGCAACTAAAACATATTTGGAAAATGATGATTTGTGGAAAAAATTTTCCGAAAAATATATTCACAAACATTTCCCAACGAGACTATAAATTGTAAATTTCAACGATGAAAAAATTAGTTCTAATTAGTTCTCATTGTGATTCTGAAGCTAAACAATAAAAAATTAAAAAATTTCCAGGAAACATCATAACAAAAAAATCTATAATCATTTCATAAGACAGGATTTACAAAATGAAAAAAAACATTTTCGAATATTATAATATGGATGAAAATCTTGGTGGTTTATATCCATATCGTCAACATTTTATAAAAAGTTGGTCAACTGATATACCATACATAAAAAAATACATAGAAGAAAAATTTACGGATAACCAAATTGGAAGAACAATAGTTGAAATAGGAGTTCAGGGGGGTGGTAGTTTACTTAAGACTTTTGACCTCATAGAAAATAAAAACGTTAAGCTTTTTGGTATAGACGTTTGGGAAAATGGAGGTGGTGGTTGTAACGGTCAGCCGATGGATTTTTTCACAGAAGAAAGCCTCGATACGATTGACCAATTGCTGAAAGAGTGCAGAACCAATCTACTGGATATTCTTTCCATATATGACCATAAAAACCAAGTGGAATTAATTCACGGATCATCTAGGGACCAAAATGTAATATCCAGATTTGATGATAGGTCTATTGATCTGATTTACATTGATGGGGATCATAGTTTCCAAGGATGTTATCTAGATTTAGTTAATTGGTACCAAAAAGTTAAAATTGGTGGTTGTATCATAAATGATGATTACGCAGACGAAAGATTCGAAGTTAAAAAAGCTGTTGATCAATTTTTGGAAGATATAGGTCAGAAAGATTTATTTTTTAATGGTTGGCAATCTTGTTTCATAAAGAAATAAGGAACTTTTCAAATCGATAATATGGCAAACGGAGTTTATAAAATTACCGAGGATTTCGAAAAATCATTATCGGATTACACGGGTGCACCCTATGTGATATGCCTTGATAACCAAAGTAATGGCCTTTTTCTTTCTCTATATTACGAACATTATGTTTGTAAAACTTTAACTAGGGATACAATAACAATACCATCGAGGACTTACCCATCAGTTCCTTGTGAAATAATACACGCTGGTCTCAAAGTTCAATTTGAAAAAGTTAAGGGTAAAACTCTAAAAGGTGCCTATAACCTTATAGGTAGTAGAGTTTGGGACTCGGCCCTTAGATTTACTGCAGATATGTATATCCCCAATACATTTATGTGTGTTTCTTTCACTGGACCATATAAACACTTCAAACTTTCCAAAGGTGGAGCCATTTTGACTGATGATTATGATGCTTATTTGTGGTTTAAAAGAGCAAGATATTCAGGAAGAAGAGAATGTTCTTATCACGACGACCACTTTGATATGATTGGATGGAATTTTTATATGATCCCCGAATTGTCAACAAGAGGTTTACTTCTAATGGGACAATTTTACAACTCAGATGGTAGAAAAAAAAATAATCCAGACCTAGAATTACCTTATCCGGATCTTTCTAAATTCGGAATTTACACATCTCATAATACTCAATCGTGAAACTTAAAATATTAGTTTTTCCTTGTGGTAGTGAAATTGGATTAGAAATTTTCAATTCGTTGAATTCCATCAAAAACATAGAATTGTTTGGAGCTAGTAGTGTTGATGATAATGGAAAATTTGTTTTCCAAAATTATTTTGGAAATATTCCAATGCTTCATGAAAAAAATTTCATAGATTCAATTAAAAATTTAGTTTCTAAAAATAAAATAGATTACATTTATCCTTGTATGGATATAGCTATTTTGAAATTAAAACAACACGAAAAAGAAATTGGATGCAAAATAATAAGCTCCCCTATTGAGACTGTCATAATTGCTTCAAGAAAAAGTTTAACGTATTCTAAATTAAAAAATATTATAAGAACACCAAAAATTTTATCTCCGGAAAAACCAGAATTCCCCATGTTTTCTAAACCAGATGTGGGGTCAAGCAGTAGAAACACTCTTAAAGTTAATGATCCATTGGATCTTCAATATTCTCGCAAATTATATCCAGAGAATCTTCTTTTAGAATTTCTTCCGGGGGAAGAGTTTACTGTGGATTGCTTTACCGACAGAAATAGAAAACTTTTGTTCATTGGACCAAGAAAAAGAAAAAGAATTTCAAATGGAATCAGTGTTGGAACCGAAGAAATTGTGGACATAAAAATAACGGAAATTGCACACAAGATAAATAATTCCATGATATTCAGTGGGTCTTGGTTTTTCCAGTTAAAAAAGGATAAAAATGAAGAATATTGTCTTTTAGAAATTGCGTGCAGATTTGGTGGATCTTCCGTTCTTAACAGAATTAAGGGAGTGAATTTTTCACATCTTAGCTTATTGAATGAATTTCAAAATGTTCAAATTTTAAAAAATAATTATGATGTAGAAATTGGAAGAAGTCTGGATATTAAATGTAAAAGCAAATTAGAATATTCTAAAGTTTATATTGATTTCGATGATACAATCATTATAAATAATGAAGTTAACCTGGATGCAATAAGATTTTTATATGACTGTTTCAACCGAGGGGTAAAGATTATCTTGATAACTAAACATAAATATCCAATTAAAGAAACTTTGAAAAAATTCAAAATTCACGAAAGTTTATTTCATAGCATAATACAAATTCAACACTCGGATTCAAAATTCAATTATATAGAAAGTCAAGAATCAATATTCATCGACGATTCTTTCAAAGAATTGATGGATGTAAATAAAAATTTAAATATTCCAGTCATTTCAGTAGAAAACATAAAACATCTATGAATAAAAAAATTGTTAGTGAATTAGATAACAAAAATCTTTTAATCATTAGGGAAAATGTTTCTAATTTCATTCGTGATCTCAGCTTAAATCACGACCTCAAGGAAAATCGGGTTTTAGATATTGCTCCACAGAAATATTTAGGAGTAAAAGAATTTTTCAAAAATTCAAAAGTTTCCACTTTAGATATAGACCCAAATTCTGGAGCTGATTATATATGTGATATTTGTGAAAGTAATCATCATTTAATACCAGATGAAACCTTTGATTTGGTTGTTTGTACAGAAGTTTTAGAACACGTCAATAACCCATTTCTTGCGGTTCAAGAACTACATAGAATCACAAAAAAAGGAGGTTTTGTTGGATCTTCTACCCCATTTAATTTCAGAATACACGGACCACTCCCGGATAATTGGAGATTTACAGTTCACGGTTTGAATATTTTGTTTCAGAATTTTGAAAAGGTTGAAATTTCGGGAGTAGAAGATCCAGAAAGAAATTTGATGCCTATTCATTATACCATTTGTGCAATAAAATAAAAATGACAAAAAGAGCATATATAACCCACGTTACTGAGGAATATCTACCAGTTGCAAGAAATCTGGGGAAATCTTTAAAACTTTTTTCCGATTTAAATCTTTTGATTTATGTTCTAAATGCAAAAGAAAAATCCGATCAATTTTTTTCGGATTTGGAAAATGTTAAAATCAGAAATATTAATTTAAATTTAGAAAATTCATCTTCGAACGATTACACTTTTAATCCTTCTGGTAATTTTTACATCGATAGATCGAGATCTAGAATTTATAAAATTCTTTGTGCTAAAACTTTGGCTATGGAAATGGCTTTAGAAGAAGGATATGAAGAAATTTGCTACTTAGATTCTGATTGTATTGCTACCCCTGTGGTGGATGAACTTTTCAACTGGATGAATTTAGTTACAGATTATCCCATTGGTACTGCAGGAATTCACGAGTACATGATAATCATAGAATCTAATGGATATCAAAGGGGGAATCCATTCGAAAATACCTGGCCTGAGGCAGATCACAAAAAAACTTTAGAATGGCCTTTGATGGAATTTTTACAAATGCCAGAAGGATCTAGAGGAAACTACAGAACCACCGGGATTATGCTTATGAACAAAAATTGTTTACCTTTCATTAAAATTTGGAGCGAATTTTGTTTTATTCTGCCAAAACTAAATTTGAATTTAAACCATCTTGCAGCTTATCACGAAGAAACTATTTACAACGTTCTATCCTGGAAAAAAACAAATATAGGGTTTCCTCTCTGTTACATAAACTTGAGAGAAGGTTTGACCACAACAAAACACTTTTACGAAGAAGGACAACCTGGATTTTCTACCTGGATGACCGAAGAAAACCCAGATTATTCTTTAAATTTTTATTCTATACCACCAGAAAAAAGAAATGTGAAAGTTCTCCATGGGGAAAAGAGGTCAGATGAAGCTGACCTAATTTTACAATATCTCACAAAATTGAAAGATGCCAGATTCTTTGAAAGCTTCTAATTTAGATTTATCTCTGTTAGTTCACACCTGTGATGCTTATCAAAAATTTTGGGGCGGGATGTTATATTCACTCGATTTTAATTGGGACTATGATTTTGTCCCTGTTTTTTGGGCTAGTGAAGAAATCAACATTCACGAAATAGAAATGGATTGTCGGGGTTTACGTTATGAACCAAATAAAAAAATCACGACCATATTGACCGGAAAAACTGATAAAAATGGGTTTTCTAACAGGATGAAAATTGCCTTAGAAAAAATTCATTCCAAATGGGTTATTTACATTCAGGAAGATATGTGGCTAATTTCCTATCCAGGAAATGAAATTCTACAGAAGTTGGTCAATTTTGCAGAAAATCAAAATGCAGATGGGATAAAAATTCACACAAAGTTACATTATTATGATGGATATGTTTTAGAATACACCCCATTCAAAATTGGGGGAGTTGATATTCTAAAATACTCACCAGGTGAAAATTATTTACACACCCACAATGCAACAATTTGGAATCGAGAATATTTAATTCAAAATCTTGTTGACGGAGAAGATCCCTGGACTAATGAGATAAACGGTTCGAAAAGGATGTGTCAAAAACCACACAACCATTTTCATTATAATATACATTGGTATTCTCAACCTGGAATTTGTGAGATGGGTCAAGAATCCAGAGATTTTTTCACTTTAGCCCCTATTTTGGATGATAGAATGTCCTTGAAATTGAAATTCAAAAAATAGGGGAAATAAATACATGCAAGAACAATAAAAAGTTTACAAAATTAAAACCATGGTGAAAATTTTCAGAGAGATTAAAAAACCCACGGATTCTTTGTTGTTGCACTACCAGGATCAATTCATCAGAAATCAAAACAAGTGGATTAGAAAATCTAAATTGACCCCAGAACATTTGCATCACGAATTCAAGATGGGTAAAACAAAATACAATCTTCGTGGGAGTTTAAATCCAACAGAATTTATTCTTGAAGAAGTTGGTACCGGAAAATTTTTTATCGTAGATTCTCATCAGGTCGATTCTTGTATTTTGAAATCCTAATATAATGGTAACAACAGTTAAAACGAAGACACCAAAATCTCACTTGGAAGTTTGTACCCTAATAAATATGCACAGTTCCCTTATTATAGAATCAAAAATTCTTGGTGAAGAATTTTACGGTGTGTTTGTGATTGACACAGATCCAGAAACGGTGGATTCTTTTATTATTGCATCTGAAACAGATGTGTGCTGGGATTCTAATTTTTAAAAAAATCGGGTTTGTGTTGGATATATAGTCCAACTATGGAACCTAACCCACTCGCCGATACCATACGTGCTATTTTGCACGAAGAACTTTCTCTTACTAGAACAGTCCCTTCCAGCGATCTTAGAATTATTCAGATTGCTATGGAAGATCTTAAAAACTCTCAGGCAGAAATGAAAAGAGAGCTATCAGATATTAAGAGAAAATTGCTTGATCCAGATGATGGGGTTATAGTCAAGGTGAACGAAAACACCAGATTTCGAGCCGAATTTGAAAGAAGGCAAGAACGTGAAGACATTGCTTATCAAAAGATGCTCTTAGAACACTCTGATCTTGTGAAATGGAAATCCGGGGTAAATAAAGCACTTTGGATTTTCTTCACCACACTAGTTGGTATTCTTGCAAAAATATTTTTCCTATCGGAAACACCTTAAATTATGAAAACAGTTACACCACAATCAAAATATACCACACCCGATAATTTCATCAAGTGGTACGACCAAAAGATTTTTGGAACCAAAAAAGGGTCACTGGGATTGAAACATTCTACAGTGGGAAAATTGATGGGGTTTGAAGATTTTAAGAAAACTTTCACTGGTTTACAATCTAAATAATTTCAATCCTCTTTTTGGAAATTTTTTTGACATTTGATGTATAAACAACATCAAAATTAAAATTTCTTATGAAAATAAAATTGGAATATGTATGGCTTGATGGATATGAACCAGAGCCTAATTTGAGATCTAAAATAAAAATTTTAGATATTCCATTCGAGGGAGAAAGTTCATTTTCTCCAATGCACTGGGCAAGAAATAATTTTTCTAAAATTCCAGAATGGAATTTCGACGGTAGTTCTACCAGACAGGCAGAAGGAAAACTTTCCGATTGTATCCTAAAACCGGTTAAGATTTATCCAGACCCGCTCAAATCGGGATTTTCATTTCTTGTGTTATGCGAAGTTTTAAATTCGGATTATTCCCCCCACATATCAAATACTAGGGCAAAAATTTCAAATGACAATCAAGATGTGTGGTTTGGATTCGAACAGGAATATGTTTTGAGAAAGTTCGATAAAGGAAGAAGTCTTCCCTTGGGATTTGAAAGCTTCGAATTTCCGGAAGAACAAGGAAGATATTACTGTTCAGTAGGACATCCATATTCTTCTGGAGGAGGAATCCCAGAACAACATCTAGAAGCTTGTTTGGCTTGCGGAATCAATATTACCGGAATTAATGCAGAGGTGATGCTCGGACAATGGGAATATCAAATTTTTGGAACTGGGGAAAAAACAGCGGCAGACGACCTTTGGATATCTAGATTTCTTTTGCTTCGAATTGCAGAGTCTTGCAAAATAAAAGTTGATTTTCACCCAAAACCCATGCAAATAGGGGATTGGAATGGTTCTGGAATGCACACCAACTTTTCAACACACGGTATGAGGGAAACCGGCGGAAAAGAACTTTTTGATAAAATATGTGGAGAACTAGAAAAGTCACACGAAACAGCAATTGGATTTTATGGATCTGATAATCATCTGAGATTAACAGGAAACCACGAAACACAAGACATCGAAAAATTCAGCTGGGGGGTTAGCGATAGAGGTGCTTCAATTAGAATTCCCTTATCTACCTCTCAATCGTGGAAAGGATATTTGGAAGACCGGAGGCCAGGATCAAATGCAGACCCATACAAAGTCACCAATTATCTTTGTGGAGTCCTGGAGTCAATTTCTGAAAAATAAAAGATATGAAGACGAATTTTTCTTTCAGTGATGATCTTTCTTTTGAAGAGAAGGATAAATTTTGGTCGATAATCTATGCCCAGGTTTCAAAAGCAATCACAAAAAAACATGATTACACAATCATTTTTCAAATAGATGATAAAGAGGTTGGTGGCGAGGGTTACTCCATCATTATTGAAAAACAAAATTTTGAACTTTTTCTTAAAAACTTTCTTCTTTGGTGCGAAGAATTAGAACGTTATGAAATTTGCTCAGAGGTAAAAAAACAAATACAAAAATTAAAAAAATGGAACATAAAGACTACAAGCTAGCCAACTCAGCCTACGTTCAGGGGATGAGGGTTGAAAAAGGTGATATTCTGAGAGAATTATCAACCAGAAAAACTGTTAAGGTTTTGAACGTATACAAAAATTCACAGGATCAGACCCTTTTACAAGTGGAATATAATGCACCTGGTGACTTTGGTCTACCATTTCAAAAAACAGTTGATTCTTTTCAATTTTTGACCTGATTCATCTGTTGTTATGAATATATAAGTGAGAAAATGATTTTACTTATGTCTCAACCTAAATCAATCGAAGATCTAAATTGGGCTCTAGGAATTTATGCAGAACTTATAAAGAATGGAGAAAGAAGTTCTGCCTGGAAAGAAAATGAATCTTGTTTGGAAATTTTGGAATCATTTGAGGAATACGAAAAGTGCGAAGAATTATATCGGGTTCTAACCAAAAGGAAAGATCCAAGGAATAAATAAAAATAAAAAAATTGGAAAACGAGCCAAAACTGGATCGAAATATTTATGAGAGTGCCCTTCAGAGAATGGAAAAAATGGGTTCTCGGGCTTTGATGCACCCACACCTGATTCAAAGAAGGGAAATCATCAAAGCTTCCTTGTTATTGTACTACGAGTCAACGGAGGAATACGAGAAATGTAAATATGTAACCGAATTCTTTTTAAAATTAGAAAAGGATCTTCTCATTGAATCCATAGTGAAGTCAGCAGAGAAAAAAAATTTAGAATCTTAAAATTAATTTTTTCGAATTCGAAATTTTTCTTTTCAACTTAAGTATATAGCAAAACCCGTTCGGGACAAAATATAAACAACCCATGAGTTCATTTTCACTGAGAGATCTAGTTTTAAAGTATGAAGAAGAAATCCGACAGTTACACCAGAACGGTCTAAGTAAAACTGATATTGCAAAAAAAATTGTAGAGGACAAACACATAACTTTAGGCTCTGCCCAATTGGATTCATTTCGTAGAGCAATTTCTTCTCGTTTAGCAGAGCCAGATTCGGAATCAGAAGTTGCAGAACACATACAGGAAAAATTTAAACACGAAGAGGTAGAGGATGAAGATTTAGAAAAAATGATTCAGGAAGAAGAATCTGCAGCTAGATCAGCATTTAAAAAGTACAAACATAGCACCGATTATTATTACGACGAATCCAAAGATTTATACATCGTCTATATCAAAAATAAGGCATACAAATTTACTGGCACAATTATTCGTGACATGAAAAGCAGGTATTCTGCTTTAACCGGATCATCTGAATCTATAAACGAGATTTGTAGAAATTTTGAAATTCCTCGAAACATCTTTGTTGCTTTGAAGACAATTTTGGGATGGACCCACGATTCTGAGCCTTTTACCGACGAGGAGATGTTCATGAGAGGAGAGGAGGAAATGGTGGCAGATGCCTTGCAAAAAAGAAAATTTTCTTTCTTCCAGAAATATACGAGAGAAGAGGAAAAAATGATCAAAGAGGCGGCAAGCAATTGGTGGGCATTTAGGGGTTTAATCATCAATCCTTTAGTTGAAAAACTTTCCCAGGTTTTTGCCAAATATGAAGTACCCAAATTGAAATTACCTGAAGGAGATCCCCATTCATTAGTGATCTCCCCCTTCGATCTTCATTATGGAAAATATTCATGGTCTGGGGAAGTTAGGGAGGCATACAGTAGACAAACTGCTAAAGACCTTTTGATGGCAAAGACCGCAGAAATTTTGGCCGACGTTATCCATTACAATGTGGAAAAAATTGTAGTTCCTGTTGGATCTGATTTTTTCCATGTCGATACTCTTGGTGGTACAACCACCAAAGGTACCCCACAAGATTGCGATGGAACCTTCATTCAAATTATGGTTGAAGGACAACAGCTCATGGTTGAATTCATTGACACTCTAAGACAGATAGCTCCTGTTGAAATTCTTTTAACCGCAGGAAATCACGATTTCAAACTTTCTCACGTTCTTTTACAATATCTAGGTGCATATTATCGGAATTGCACTGATGTCAATGTTATCCGTTGTCACAAGTTCAGACAGTATTTTGAGTATGGTGAGAATCTACTGGGCTTCACACACGGAGATGGTACAAAGCTCCAAGAACTTCCCTATCTTATGGCTAACGAAGCACAAGAGGCTTGGGCCAGAACCAAACACAGGAGTTTTTTCACCGGACACCTCCATCACGAAATGGTGAAAGATTATAAGGGGGTTAAAGTATTTCAAATGCCAAGTCTTTCGGGATCGGATAGGTGGCACCACAACCACGGATATGAAGGATCTACCCGAGCATTACATGGTTATCTAATTCATCCTTCTAAGGGTTTGAAGGTTACCCTTATGGCCAATGTATAAATGAAATTCAATAATATGTCAGAATACGGTTCTTTTCAAATCGATCTTATAACATCAGAAAAAGCAGAAAAAGAAAAACTAGAATTTCTTCAATCGGAAATTTTGAAATTAAATTTCGAAAAAAATTTATTGGAAAAAATTTCGGACAGCATCGAGATAGGGAAAACTGGGTTTTGGGAAATTTTCTTGGAGGAGGATGGAATTGAAATCCTAGATGATGAAGATTTCTCGAATTTGATCTTTACCCTAGAATCTATCTTTGGTGGATTTGACCAGGGATCAAATTATTCATATACAGTAGATCTTCCATATTCTTCCAAAGTTTGGAAGAAAGAATCTGACGGGTGGGATTTAATTTTTGAAGAGGAAAATCCATACGAAGAAGAAGAAGGTTTCAATCACTGGGACGATGAATGATCCTTTACGTTCTTATGGAGGTCCCGGATATTTTAGAGCCATTTCCAAAAGCAACAAGGAAGAAAATTTATCAAGGATTAAAGAATCTTCGAATTCTGGAGAATCATTCGGAACAAATCCTAGCCGATTCCCCACCAAAGCCTTCGTTATTAATTTAGATAGAAGATTGGATCGCTGGGATGAATTCAAATCCAGAAATTTAGATTTATTCGATAATTTTAATGTTACTAGGTTTTCGGCTGTTGAGAAAGAAGACAGACAGTCTGCAATTTTCGAATCCCATTTTTCGTGTTTAAAACAGGGACTATCCAAAGAAGAATGTGTTATTATAATGGAAGACGACTCTTATTTGGTTCCTGGAGCTTTGTCGAAGTTGAAATCCGCATTTGACGATTTGCCATCTGATTGGGATTGTCTGATTGGCAATCATTATTTTTTTGGTGAAATTCAAGTTTTAACACATAACCTTGCCAAACCTTTATCGTATGCATCAACGATCAACTTTGTGGTTTACAGAAACACAATTATTTCAAAAATTGCAGAAAATCTTGAATTTGCAAATGAATTTCCGGACTTCGACCACTTTATCACGTCAGAAAAAGTTCCAATCCAAAATTACACCATTTGGCCTATGATTTCTAGAGAATTTCTATCTTTTTCGGATCACAAACAAAAGGTTAGGAATATGGAAATTAGAGTTGCCGAAAATTCAAATTTGTTTCAATTCATCGATTCTGATTCTTATTATCCATCTATTCCAAACTGGTGAGGGTGATATATACTTAAAAACATTAAATTATGAGTGGATATTCAAACGAACTTTCCGGAGTAGATAATTTTCAAAAGTGGTTGGTGAAACAAAGAAAAGATTCATTTGGGATTGGTGATGAACAGTCAGTAAAAAATTTCGGGTCATCATCTGAGATATCTAGAGCTTTGGATGCAAAATCTATTTCTCCCGTTTCCGGCCAAATTGATTTGAGTTCTTCTCCCGTTGATAAAAAGAAAGCAATGGAATCTATCATGGCTTCTCTAAAAAAAGTCGGGATAACAAATCCCTATGTTCAGGCCGGGGTTCTTGGTGTTTGCCATAAAGAAGGGGGATTCAATATACAAGGGGGGGAAATGTCCTATAAAAATACACCAGCAACTAGAATTCGGGAAGTTTTCGGCAAACGTGTGAGTGGACTATCGAACTCAGAAATAGATACACTGAAAAAAAACGACGTGGCATTTTGGGATCGGGTTTATGGGGTAGACGACCCAACTGGAATGGGGAAAAAACTCGGTAACACCTCCCCGGGCGATGGTTTGAAGTATAGAGGGAGAGGTTACAATGGGATAACATTTAAAACTGGCTATCAAAAATACACCGATATGCTTAGAAAAATGAATCCCCCTACGAACGTAGATTTGGTTGCAAACCCGGATATTTTAGAAAAAGATTTACAAGTAGCAGCTGATGTTGCCGCTTTGTATTTTTTGGAGGGTTTGAACAATCCCATAATCAAACGTAAATATAGAAACAAAGACCACAACGATTTTAAAGACCTTAAAACAGCAACAGAAGCTGTTTCGAATGCAAATGCAGGGCCAGGGAACAATGTTTACGCTGGTATAATAGGTGATGGGACGAGAAAGGCAATTGCTTTCGCCCAAAATTTAGATTTGGGAAATTTATCACAAACTGCGTAAATTTCCCCCATTTTATTTTTATTTGTGGAAATCTTTTCGTAATTTTGGATATTAAACTTATCCAAATGAAAAACATAGCACCATCCAATTTTCACGTATGGCGAAGGAGAATCCAAAAAATCTACATTTGGATTGTCAGAAAATTCGACATAGACTATTCTAACAGGTCAGAACTACTACCCCACGAGGGGGATTGTGTAGTTTTATGCAAAAAACTCGTTAAAATGAGAGACTCGGTCATTTTAATGACCCCCCTCACAGACAAGAGGTACATTAAAAATCAAAGACTTCAGATTTATGTGATCATGCAAAACCAGCACGTTCAAATTATAAATAACGTCCATTCTTACTCAGTTTCCCTAAACCAACGGAGTTGGAAAAGACTAATTGATTTTTACAATCTTGAAATGGAAGAACGTCGGTTAGGATTCGAATTGGAAATAACCTCCAACATCAAGCACTCGCTTAAAACAATTTTGAATGAACTCGAACAAAAATCCTAGAAATTACGGGTTTCAAATTGCCTTTTGGGCCGGCTTGCTTGTGACTCTGTTTACCTGTATCCTAATCCTAGGATTGGTTTTTCAAATTTTCGATCCTCTTCAAAAATTAATTTATTTACAAATCAAGTCGATAAAAACTGAGCTTTCCTCTCCAAAAGACGAAGTACAACCAAGGGAAATTGCAGAGGATTCACCCCGAAAAGACACAATCGTTGTAATAGAAAAAATTTCGCAGGCGTGTAACAGAAACCATTGTGACCCAGATTCTTTGCCCCCTTTATCTTCCCCTTCCGCAGATTCAAATTAAATTAAATATGTCAACCAGAAATTTAAATCCAATCTTTTCCTTTATCTCCAATCTAATTTTATTTGTCATTTTGGTTTTTTTCCTTTATGGGATGTACATTTTAATTAAAGATATTCTTTTATAAAATTAAGAAAAATGGAAAAAATTAAATTTTTTCGGGTCGAGGACAATCGTCCTTCTGTAGATAGAGTCAAAGACTTTGGAAAATCCCTTCTATTTTGGAAAGGTAGAAAAAAAGGGATGATTCATACTCGTGATTTGAAGTGGGACGATATTCGTTTTATATTCTTTCCCAAAAACTTTGCCGAAAAATATGGTTATTTGGGATCCATCCCTGATTACAAATACTATGACCAAGCTATGGTTCCATTGGTTTTGGCTATGGATTATGAGGCAAAACCATGGTGGTGCCCACGTTGGTTTCTTAGATTCCTTCAAGTATTTGGTAATGATAGTTCTATTGTAAGGGTTCGTAACCGAAAGTTACATAATCTACATAATAGATTAACTAAAGGAATTACATTCTATGATTATAAGACAAAGTGGGAGTGGTATGATTTAAGAATTTCAGTTGCGGGGCCAGAATACATTCAAGATTTGGCGGATGCTATTGAAGATCATTATTACAAAGTTGGTAAAAGAAAAGATACTATTAAACAAATTAAGACATTCGAGCCTGAGTTTGATAAAACATATATGAATACAAAGGATCTTGATGATTATTTAGAAACCTTATACGCTAAATAAGAAATTATTTTGTATATTTAAGTATGAAAACAATATTCATTGGAGATATCCATGGCCGTTCAATTTGGAAGGACATTGTAGCAAAAGAAAACGCTGATAGGGTTATCTTTATTGGAGATTACTTTGATTCTTTCGATATACCTGGCATAGACCAAATTCATAATTTCAAAGAAATAATTGAATGCAAAAAAACAAGCGGTAAAGAAGTTATCCTATTAGTAGGTAATCACGACTTTCATTATATGAATGTTGGTGAAACCTATTCAGGTTTTCAACCCACTCTTAAATTTGATATTGAAATGGTGTTGAAAGAAAATATGGAACATCTTCAAATGGCATATTCCTTTGATAAGTTCCTATGTACACACGCCGGTGTATCTTCAGTATTTATGGATAGGTGGTTTAGAAATATGTGGAATTGTGATAATTTGGTTGAGAAATTAAATGAAACATTTATATACAGCCCATCTATTTTTAAATTTACAGGATGGGACCCCTATGGTGATGATGTAAACCAATCACCAATTTGGATTCGTCCACGATCTTTGTTATGGTCAAATAAAAAAAGAGGAAAAGATTCTATCAAAGGTAGATTTATTCAAATTGTAGGCCACACTGGGGTCAGCTCTATTGATATCAAAGCAACAGATAAATCAATGGGGGGTAAATACTATATGATTGATGCTTTATCTTCAAAAGAATATTTAATATATGATGGTGAACTTAAAGTAGGAAAATTATGATGAATACAACAGCAAAAAAAGAAGAAGTATATAATAAATTAAAAGATTAATATGATAAAATTAGAATACATTTGGTTGGATGGATATACACCCGAACCAAACCTAAGAAGTAAAGTTAAAATATTATCCAAAGAAGATTCTATAACCCTATCTGAGTGCCCAGAGTGGTCATTCGATGGTTCATCCACAAAACAGGCCGAAGGGCATTATTCTGATAGAATACTTAAACCTGTTGCTTTATACCAAAATTCCATGGATGAGGGTTCATATGTAAGTTATTTTGTTTTGTGTGAGGTTATGAATCCCGATGGGACACCACACGAAAGTAATATTAGACACATATTACCTGATTATGATAATGTATGGTATGGATTTGAGCAGGAATATACTATTTTAAAAGATGGTAGACCGATTGGGTTTCCAATAAATGGATTTCCACCACCACAGGGTAAGTATTATTGTGGTGTGGGTGATGGGCAAGTAAGTGGTAGAAAATTCGTAGATGAACATCTTCAAATTTGCTTAAATACTGGATTATCAATAACAGGCACCAACGCAGAAGTACTTTTGGGACAGTGGGAATATCAGATATTCAATACCTCATCAAAATCTGCTGCAGATGACTTGTGGATATCACGATATATCTTACAAAGATTATCCGAAAAATGGGGATATAAAATTGAGTTTCACCCAAAACCTGTTATGGGTGATTGGAATGGTAGTGGATTACATTGTAATTTTTCAAACCACATAATGAGAGAAATTGGGGGAATGGAATACTTTTCTAAAATATTCAATGTTTTTGAAAGTAGACATACCTTACATATTGAAAATTATGGTTCATCTAATGAACAACGATTAACAGGTAAGCATGAAACCCAATCCATACATAAGTTTAGTTGGGGTGTTTCTGATAGAGGTGCATCTTTAAGAGTTCCCATTCAAACATCATTGAATTGGAAGGGATATATTGAGGATAGAAGGCCTGCTTCAAATGCAGACCCGTATAAGATTGTTAAAGTTATTTCGGATGCCTTAAAACAAATTGATGGTGAACTTAAAGTAGGAAAATTGTGATGAACGCAACAACAAAAGAAATAGAAGCAATGAGGGAATGCTATAGGAAACTATATAAAGCATCCACCCCATCGGCCGATTTTGATGAATTAATGAACAACGCCACCGTAGATGAAAATGGGCAAAAGGTAATTGATTTTATGGCACATGAAATTTGTGAATACGAATTTTCTGAAATTGTAGATGAAGTTATTAAAAAACATAAAATTAAAACCCACAGAGTAACACCATTCAAAAACTCAATCTATTTGGGTTGTAGTCCTAAATTTAAAAAATTAGAATAATGAGAGAACAAATATTTTTAGAACTTGGATTTGAAAAAACAGTTGTAACTGCAGAAGAATCCGGTGCTCCTACCGATTGGCACTATTATACATTGGATATTGGTGATTTGTGTTTGATAACATCATCAAGCGATGAAATCAAAGATGATACTTGGTATTGTTATTTCTTTGAATCAAATCAATTTAAAATAAAAAATGAAACTGATTTAAAGGATTTGGTTGAAGTTCTTAGGAGGTGTTGGAAATGATACATGAGTATATTCAAATATATTTATTGGGGTATCTAATATTTTCTCCTATACTATATTCGCTTAGGTTTATTAATGAAAAATTAACTTTAAGTGATGGTGCTATAATTGGTTGGCCTTTTATGTGGCCAATCCTTGCACCAATATTTTTTGGTTCAGTAGTTGTTGGGTTTTTATTTGGTTTTTTTAAGAGTATTTTTAACTTATTTAATAATAAAAAATAACTATTTATATTGGGAGTATAATAATGAAATTAAAAGAAATACTTAATAATATAATTAGAAAAAACTACCTTATTGAAGGTGTTGATGATCCAGGTATATTAAAGTGTATATTTATGGCGGGGGGTCCTGGTTCAGGAAAAAGTTTCACAGCATCAGAAGTATTTGGTATTGATAAGAGATATAAATCATCATTTGCTCAATCCGGCTTAAAAGTAATTAATTCCGATACGGCGTTTGAAGCCCAATTAAAGAAAAATGGTATTAATCCAAAAGATTTGGGTAGAATTGAAAGAGAAGAGCCTGAATTGTGGAAAAAAATTACTGAAGTTCCTGGTGGTATTAGAGATAGAGCAAAACAAATAACCAAAGCACAAAGAGATTTCTATGAAGCAGGCCGTTTGGGCCTAATTATTGATGGAACGGGTGATGATTTTGCAAAAATTAAACAACAAAAACAACATGCCGAATCTTTAGGATACGATTGTATGATGGTGTTTGTAAATACATCATTGGAAGTTGCTAAGGAAAGAAATCATGGTAGAGATAGAACATTATCAGATGAGTTAGTAACATCTATTTGGAAAGATTGCCAAGAGAATATGGGTAAATTTCAAACTTTATTTGGTGCAAAAGATTATAGAATAATTGATAACACCATTTATGGCCCACCTCCTGCCGCAGTTCAAAAAGCTGTGAATGAGTTTATGAGAAGGCCGGTATATAACCCTATTGGTAAAAAATGGATTGAAACTGCAAGAGCTTTAAAAAAAGTTGGAGAAATAAAATGATTAGATTAATTGGTATATTGTTTTTATTATTAGTTTCGTGTGGAACTCCCACATACACTACAATAACACCCACCAACCCACCTTCAGTATCTTATTGGGATGATATTTATTTTCCACCATCCGGTCCATATATATCACCGTATAATAATAGGTGGAATTTTTATAGTTGGAGATATGTTCCATCACCCCCAGTGGTAATTCATCGGGGGCCTGTGATAGTAACTCCACCAAGACCAAGATATTACTATCAATCTCCCCCACGAAGGGATAGGATGAATAGACCAAACATAATTCACCGCCCACGAAGTGGGAGGGGTTATCCACGAGTTTATACACCACCACGATCAAGAAATAGGTAGTTAAAAATTTAAAGAAATAAAATAAAAGGAGAAAATAATGGCTCAAATACATCCATTAAAAAGTGAGTTTGGTTTAGGTGGTGGAACATACCTATCAGGCTCTGTAAGCATGAGTTTTTCAATTTCATCGGGTTCTATTAATAATCGTACTATTACATCAACAGCATATTGCTACTACCCAATACAACAATCGGTTGCTGTTATTAGAATGAAAACTGATGGAACTAATCCTGTTGCAAATGGTGGGTTTATCGGAGTTGGTACTAGTACTGGATTAACTTTTGCAGCAGGTACTCCTATATACGGCCCGATACTACAAATAACACAATCTTCAGGCCATGCTATTGTATGGAATTCTGTACGAGATAGCGATGATTTATAAAATAAAAGGAGAATAAAATGGCAGTTAAATTTAGAGTTTATAAACAATTTTTACCAATTACTCCAAAAATTTGGGTAGCAAAATTAGATGAAACTGATGATATAGATGATTTTGATACAATTGAAGAAGCAGAAACTTTTGCGCAGCAAGCAAACGAATTAGATACAACTGGTAGAAAATATCGTGTTCAACAAATAGAAGTGGATGCTTAATATGGAGTATTGTAGTTATGAACCCCGCCAAATTCATTTCCTTTTTGCAGGGGTTATTGACCCACAATAGATTTATATGGTTTAGTAAATCTAAATATTATTTTTCACAAAAGGAGCCAGTTTTGGAATTAAATATAGAATTAATACCTGTTGAAAGTAAAATAACTGATGATGAATTATCTAAACTTAGGCGGGTTTTAGAAGATGGAATTAAAGTTGATGGCGATGGGGTTATCAAAGTAAAAATTCACTCAAAAAATGTAAAAAAAATTATTGAAAGTATTGTAAATATGGAATAAATTTTGTATATTTACATATGTTTAATATCGCAGTTATAGCACACGATGGCAAAAAAGCCGATATGGTGGCTTTTATAATGAAGAGATTGGATTTCTTCAAAAACCAAAGAATCATTGCAACAGGTACAACAGGAACTCATATAGAGCATGCTGGTATTAATGTTGAAAAGAAAAAATCAGGCCCATTGGGTGGTGATGCTCAAATAGCATCAATGATAGCAGATGGTAAAATAGATGGTGTTGTTTTTTTTGTAGACCCATTAGTGGTTCACCCACATATAGTAGATGTTAATATGCTTTTAAGGGTGTGTAATGTTTACAATATACCACTTGCTACAAATTATGCAACCGCATCTCTTCTTATTGATGGGTTTAAATCAAAAATTGATTAATTAGTATATAAAAACAAACTTATGAATAGAGAAAATAAAGCAGAAGATATACTTTTGTTGATGGGAATAGTAGGGATTGTTGGTATGATTATTATAGTTCTAATGACACTTTAATATGAACAATTTAGATAAACAATACCAATCACTCCTGCAAGACATTCTTGATAATGGAGTGGAAAAGAAAGACCGAACAGGCACTGGAACACTATCGGTGTTTGGTAGACAGATACGCCATAAAATGAGTGAAGGGTTTCCATTACTTACAACCAAGAAAATGGCTTGGAAATCAATAGTAACAGAACTACTTTGGTTTTTAAGGGGTGATACAAACATCAAATACCTTATTGATAATGATTGTCATATTTGGGATGGTGATTGCTTTGCTAACTATGTTAGAAACTTTACTAAATATGTAGACTCTTTACCCGATGGTGGTGAAACAGAATTTATTATTGATAAGGATAAATTCATCAACAAAATCAAAAATGATGATGAGTTTGCAAAGACATGGGGTGAATTAGGGCCAATCTATGGTAAGCAATGGAGAAGATGGAAAGGTAAGTTAATAGACAAATCAAAGGAGTTTGATGCTCATACAGCTTGGGTACCTGAACAAATAGACCAAATCGCAAACCTAATCAACGAACTTAAAACAAATCCAGACTCAAGACGACTAATGGTATCAGCTTGGAATGTTAGTGAATTAGACCAAATGGTACTTCCACCTTGTCATTATGGATTTCAAGTTTATACAAGAGAGTTGACATGGGATGAAAGACATGAATTAGCAGAAACTAAATACCAATTAGATGATACAGACGAAGAATTGAATAAACAAAATGTTCCAACCAGAGCAATCTCCTTGATGTTCAATATGCGTAGTAACGATGTCCCATTGGGACTTCCGTTTAATTTGGCATCATACGGACTACTTTTAGAAATTATCGCAAAAGAAGTTAATATGATTCCTAACGAACTAATTGCGAGTCTCGGTGATGCTCATATCTATCTAAATCAAATTGATGGGG